CCCTAATCGCGGCCAGCATTGGGGCATATTTGTCCTTCTTCCAAATTTGCCGAGCAATGTCGTCCATGCTGGAGTCCCAGCGTGTTGACTGCTGTGCGCTCATGATGTCAAGCACGCGCTGCCCAAGACTGACATTCATGAACCAATCTTTCTGTGGCGATAGTACAGCCAGCACACCAGCCACAGCTTGATCTGGCACGCCATAGTCGCTAGAAAAACGATCGGCAATGGTTCGTGCGCCGTCATACCAAAGCCGGCTGCGGAGCCTGGTCGCCTCTGGCACCTGGTCATGCAGATACAGCAAGTTGTCTTTGACTTGTGTAATGAAGTCTTCTGCCACGCGGTCAGGAGTTCTGCCGCGTGTCAGGACATTTGGATACTGTTTGACCAGGCTGACATTGTGAGCAAACGCCTTGGGATCTAGTTTTGCTGCTTCTAGATTGATCACTAATCGGTTGGCCAGCGGGTCTTCAGTTGCCTTAACCGCGGTCGGCAGGCGGGTGCTGACAATGTTCGGGCCAGGCGGCACGATATTGGGCATCAACCCTTGGCGCTGCAATAGGTCGCCAGCCATGCGGCCAACAGTCGGTGCTACTGCTCGGGCAGTTGCGGTAACAGCGCGAACCTGGCCACCAGGTGCCACCACCTCGCCCATGCTTTCATAGGGCACGTTGCCACCACCAACCTGCCCTACATTCTGGTCAAGCCACTTCTTGACCTCATCTGTCCGGGGCAGCACAGTGCCACTCTGGAAGCCACGCAAGAATGCGTCCAGCTTGCCCTCTCCAGCATTACGGTTGAATATCTCCTTGATGCCATAGGTCAGCGCCTCGATGTCACCAGGCAGACCGACAAAGCCCTGCACCAATCCCTTGCCCGTGGCGGCCAGCATGTCAGCCATGCCCTTGGCCGGCTCGGTGATGTCGCGCATGCTCGGCGGCCGCAACGGCACACCGCCGCGACCAGTACGCACCGCAGGCCCAGCATCTGTTACGGTATCGGACGGGCCGGCCGCCAGCATGATGGGCCGGCCTACAGGCATCATCTCGCCATAGGATGTGCGGTAATACACAACCGGGCCATCGTCAGTTTCCTGTGTGACCACCTCATCATCGTCACCAGTGCTGGCGCGGTCAAGCAGACCCTCGCGCACGCCAGGCGCGGTGATGAAATAGTCAGCCATGTAGATGTCTTCAATGGTCGGCTGCTTTGATCTCATTGCTGGCCTCCTTGGCTAACCCTGCCCATGTTGGCTCTAAAACTCTCAATCGCAGACCGCGCATTGTTGATGTCTGCTGAAGATGCTTTTTTACGGATGGCTTCTGCCAACGCTCTTTCTACTGCAGCATCATCCCTCAAGTCCACACCACGCAACTCTGGGATTGATAGCTGTGCCTGATTTCTGTTTGCATCAGCAGCCTGCTGGAAGACTCGAGACATGCCAGGCGCAGCTTGCTTGGCAAGTGCATCGCCTTTCCTGCGGATGTCTTCAGGTGAAGGCAACCTACCATTGTCACCGGGCGTAGTTGCGTATTGCATCAACGAAGACACCAGCGTGTTCCTGGTCGAGTTGGCAAGCTCACGCGCCTCAGCATTAGCAATCTCTGGCGGCATGCCACTCTGCTGAATGCCGACAGCCCTGTTGATCATGTCAATGGAATACTTGAGGTCATCGCCTGGATTAGCCCTTGCTGCGAGCAATCTTTCTTTTGTAGCGCGTTGCAATGGCGCGTTGATGATCTCTTGCTCAGTAGCAAGACCAGCAGCCACCCGTGATGTGATTTGCGATAGTGCGGCTAGATTGTTGTATGGCGGGTCTGTAGCCTGCGCCGAGTCAATCCAATCCCTGGCCTTCTTTATCGTTTCTGCCGATACTGGATGAGTCTGCAGTTCTTCCAATAGCCGTCTTTGCAAACCAGGATCTCTGGTCGTATACATGCGCTGCAGGATGGTGTTGCCTGTGCGCTCAGAATCTACAAGGGTAGCCGCAATGCCTTCATTCCTGCGCTTGACCGCCTCGAGATAGTTTTTCTCAACAATGCCTAGAGCCTCGTTGTCAACATTTCTGAAGTGCTTCCAATGCACATTCATGTTGCCGACCACGCCCTCTCGCAAAGCCTCCAGCATCTTCTCTGGCTTTTCTCTGCCAATAGTCTCAGTCATGTAGCGAGTCAGCGCAGCGATCCTGGCGTTGCGGATAGCAGTAATGGCCTTGGTGCTGGCCTCTTTCTGCAGCGTCGGATCGTTCAGGGTGACCGCGTTCCTGGCGATCGTTAGCTGGAATACATCGGCCAGGTTTGTAAATTGGTCGGGCGTTGCAATCGCTGCGTTCTCAAGCAGCTGCACATTCTGATCAAAATCAAGATCAAACTTAATTCGACCTTGGTTGATCGCACGCTCATATTCCAAGTCAAGAGCAGACCTCAAAATAGTGCTGCCCTGCGTGGCCATGGTTGCGCGGAACTTGAGCGCAGCATCAGGATCTAGCCGGCCCACAACAGTGCCCAGCCCCTTGATCATGTTGTCGATCTTGGTTTGCACCTGCTCGGATGTGGCCTGACCCATCCGCACCTGGTTGAGCATCTTGACCAACTCTGTGCGGCCCTCTTGCTCAAACTTGTTGGCCAGCTGCAGACTGCGTGCTTTTTGCAGCGTCTGCTGGAAGATCCCGAAAGGGTTGTCGCTTAGGTTGAGTGATGCCAGGTCACCGTTCTTGGCGGCCTCAATCTGCGCGGCAGTTGGCTCATTGGCCACAGCAAACTGCATCGCCTCGCGCTCGGCCATCCTGCCGGCCTGCTCAAACAGAACAGCGCCCATGCGGTCAAGAGCCTGAGACAGGGCACTCGATGTCTGGGCCTGCACCTGGCTGCCCACATAGTTAACGCCGGGCTGCTCCACCTGTCGCATGGGAACACCGCCACCAGGCCCAGATATCTGTACCCGTCCTGATTCAATGCGTTGGGTTGCCATGGTTAGCTCCGGGAAACTGTTCTTGCGAAGTCCGTAATGTCCTTCGCCAGGTTAATGTTGGCAAGCATTGTGCGCCCGCGAGCAGCAGAAGCGGCCTGCTCATACTGGCCAGCCTGCCGGCCAGCAGAAAACAGGGTGAGCGTTCTCTGCAGATCAGTAGATTGCAGCAGCGCCGTCGCATCCTCAAACCCCAGCACCTTTGCCGCCAGCGCGTTGTAGTCCGTCACGGCCAGGTCACGCATGGTAGCTTGCACATTCTGCGCGGCCACTGCCTGAGTAGAACCCTCACCGGCCACCACCCCACTCGCAGCAGCTCTAGCCCGCAGCGAGGCATTGGTTGCCCGTAAATTCCTGAGCAGACTGTTGCCCTGGATCTGCCAGTTCATGGCCTCTGTTTCTGCCTTCTGCAGCATGCGGCCAGATTGGATCTGAGCATACTGTGCGTCCATGTCGGCACGCACCTCGGCAACGGCCAGGGTGTCTCTGGCCTTGAGCAGGTAGCCAGTTTGCTCTTGGATCGCAGCCGCCCGCTGATACTGTGAGGCAGCATAGGACTGCAGCATGCCAGACACAGAAAATGCCTGGCCTTCAGACATGCCCATTACGGTGGGAGGAGTAGGTGCGGCCATGGTTTAGGTTCCTGCGTAAACTGCTACCCGGTAATCAAGACCGAGTAGGGTCATCTTGAGCGGCAAGGTCTGCGTCACTTCGATAGCTTGCTCCCGGCTGTAACCCAGCACGCCATTGACCCGCTTGATGCCCGTGAATGTAGGCATCGGCAGATCAAGCAGAGGGTTGTCCAACAGTCTGGTGGTGACAGGTTGGTTGTTGATGTTCAATTCCTGAGTGTCTTTCAAAATCGCACTGATCTCGACAATGCGCTTTTTGAACCCAATGCGCTGCCCAGTTTGCAGCTTCAGCTCCACAGGCATGGTTTTTAGGTAAACGGTGTATGGGAGGCCAACCTCATAGCTGACCGTACTTGCCCGGTCAAATGTGACAGAGCCGCCACCGCTGACGGTTTCGTTGGACTGCGGCACGCCATCAGTGATCACATTGAGAGACTTGGCAATATGCGGCAGACTGCTTGCGCTGGCAGCAGCACCGCCCGTAAAAGCACAGTCCGTATACAGCGTGTCCATGAAGCGCTCAACAAAGTACCTAGTGGTGCCATTAAACACCCGCTTTGTCACACAGTAAATGTCGGTCACATCCACGCCCACATCGACAAACTCGCCATCGGTGGTGAACTCGCTGGGCGAGGTGATCTGCTGGCTACGCATCACCGAAAACACGGCCATGCTGCCATCTGTGGTGTTGGTCATCAGTAGCAGATCAGACTCGTCTGTGCTGGATGCACGGCGCATAGCAATACGCTGCGGCCCCTTGAGCAGATGGCCAGATAGCAGAGAGATACGCTGCGTGATATAGGTCAGCTGCGTGTCAGAGAACACAAACTCGTTGAGACTCTTGCCCTGGCGCTGGATGTAGACCGAGCCGGTTTCCAGAGTCAGCACCCTGGTGCCAGGCTTGATGCCGTTGCGGCTGACGTTCTTGAATGTGAAGGTCAGAGGCGTGATCGGGTCTGTGCCTTGTTGCGGCACATAGAACTCGCCACCAGTAGTGAACACCTGGAAGTCACGCGAGCTGATGATGTCTGTTACTACGTTGAGTTCATTTGTGTCCAGCGTTGCCTCGACCGCATCATCGTCTAGAGACTCGGTTGGCACAAAGTCGAAAAACAGCCCGATCTTGCTGCCCCAGATGGTGCTAGGCCGGGACTTGCTGCCGCCAAAGTACAGACGCCCCTCATGGAAGGTGACCGTGCGCGGCCAACCCTTGGTGCTTGACCAAACATCCTCGTAGTTGTGCTCCAGCTCCCAGCGGCCAGCATCAATGGCATTCGTGTTGAAGAACGGGTACTCGGTCACCGCTTCGACCACGGTTGCAGAGACATAGCGCAGAATCCTGGCCCGCCCCTGCGGCTGCACGTTGACGTACTGGTTAACCGATTGGGTCGTCCAGGTAGTGATCTCGTAATTGCTGGTGGCGTTTGGCGCTGTGGTGAACGCGACATCGACGGTGGCCACCTTGGTGCTGCCGACATAGTCCTCAATGAGCCTTACCTGACCAGCACCAGTGCCGCTGGTGATGGTGACATACATGCCGTTGTAGATGTCGTCGGTGGCGCTGGCCGTCGATTTCAGCGTAATGGTGGTGCTGGTGCCGGCCTGCGCTGCGCCGCTGTCGTGGTGCGTTGTCGAGGCGGTCAACGTCACATTGCCAGCCACCGCAGACGGTGTCAGCGTTGAGCCGTTGTTGGTGTGGAAGTCGATGTTGAATGCGTACTTTGGGATGCTGTCAAACGTGACTGTGGTGGCCGTCCAGCTTGCGTCTGTAGCACCACGCACTAGCTTGATTGGTTGCAGATCAGGATGCACCACAATCAATGTGTCGGCGCTCTGTGTCCAGCACATATCGTCAACCATGTCGCTGGTCAACGCGGTAATCGCCAGATAGTTATTGCCGCTGCCATTGATGTTGGCCACCACATTGCCGGCCTTGATCACATACATGCGCTGATGCGTGAAACACAGCATGTAACTGTCAGTTACAGAAAACTGAAAGGACACTAGGCGCACGCCGTTGCCAGCAGACTCGGTGCTGGTGTTTGGCAGCTCGAGGGTATGCTTAGTGCCAGGCCGGCGGCGCAAGCCACCCTGGGGCTGGATCAAAACATTGGTCGCCTTGGCCAGCGCATTGGCATATTGCTGCAGGTCAATCCTAGAGCGCAGCAGCGGGTCAAGCTCTCCCGTACTGAAATTGGTTTGAACCTCGACAAAGCGGCTCATCAGTTCCTCACTGCGATCAGCGTGTAATCGTCGATGATACGGATCTGGTTGCTCTGACCATCAATCTGGGTCGCCTGCCTGAAGTAGCCACCACGGCCATTCTCAGACGGGTCGCCAGTGGCCACTCGCTGCCATTTGTTGGCCTTGTCTTGCTGCTCTGTAATAGCCTCTGCAATGTGCCATGCCACCATGTACTTGAGCAGCTGCACGAAGTAATGCGGCATTGCGTACTCAGGCACGCTGTACTGGTAATCAATGTAGACCGCCGGCAGATTGGCCAGCAGCTGATCGCCCTGGATCTCCCACTCCCTGCGGACATTGGCACCCACTGCGGCAGTGTCATA